ATACTATTAATATTGATCACTCAGAATATAAACATATTTTCGATGATCCAAATAAAATAAAAAAACAAACAGATGCAAAATACGAGATATATATAAATATAGTAGCAAATGTACTAGAAAATATAGAAGATGCAGAATTTCCAGAGTCAAAAAGCATTGTAACAAACAACTATTTCATTCCTGTTCCATCAGGACAGGACCATAACGTGTATCTTAGTGAATTTTTCAAATATATGCAAGAATGTATGAGTATCTCAGCTCAAAAAGCAGATAAGGATAATAATAATGTCAAATAGTTTTATTCATAATCAAAATAAGGATAGTAATACTATTATAGAATATTTTTGTATAGAAGATGATTCAGACTTTATTGATTCTAATGGCGATGCAAGGAATATAACAGAAAAAGAAAAAACACTAGCTAAAAAAATTAATAAAGATAATCATATTATATATATGGTAAAAGTATCAACTAGTAATTATTTATTTAATCCATTTTCTAAACTAGACAGAGAACGAAGCTACAGTTTTCTAGATAATGTTATAAAACCGAAAGACAAGTATGCTAATGTTAATGAAAAAGTATTTATCTATTATTTAAAATTTTTATCAACCAATAATATTGTATGGCTAAATAAAGCAGAAAGAGAGCGTCTATGATGGCAAAAATTTCGAAAAGCAATATATATGCTATAAAATATCTTGTGTCGCAGGGACACGAAGCCGATTTTATCTCTAGCGAAATTAATTTATCAATTGATACAATACAATCTATTATTGAGTCCGAAAACCTTGTGAAGAAACCCCCAACCTCAAAAGATCTTATGATAAATAAAACTTTGGTTAAAAAACAAAATAACGTATCGATCATGACACCAGAAGCCTCTATGCTTAATGACCATAATAAAACTAGACATACAAAAACAGATAATAAAAATCATATATTCAATCCATTTAACAAGTAAATCTAATAAATGAAATTTATATCAAGATACTCTAATAATAAAGAGGTATCCGCTGCTCAGTATATTACAGAACTAATATGTGAAAAAAGGGCAAAAATAGAAAAAAAAGATTTGCATTATAGATTTTGGCTTAATAAAGAATGGTCCTCCTATTATAGAAATCAGATAGCCACAGCGAACAAATTGGTTACAAAGTATAATCCTATAGCTATAGTCAAAGCACTACAGGATAGCAAAACAAATAATACATACTCGTTGCGAGCCCCTCTGCTCAAATCTATCATAGAGCAGCACCAAAAGATATTGGATTCTCAGAACAAAGAATTCTCTAAAACAATAGATCGTTCTTCAACTAAAACATTTAAGAAAAATCGTAAATATACCAAAGGCATCATTTCAAAATTAGAGGAAATAGAACAAGATGAGCAGTCTTAAAGAGGATATTGTTAAAAATTTTGGCGACGATATTATACTATCCGGTAATTCTTTAATAGAAAAAAATATTATAACAATACCAGTAAGCCCATCTCTAGATATTGTTTTAAATGGAGGAATACCAGAAGGAAGTTTTGTCGTACTAACAGGACAGCCGAAATGTGGCAAGACAGTGACATCGCTTGACTTCTGCGCTACTGCACAAAGAAAAGAATATCAGGGGTCGCTGAAAACCCCTAGAGAAGTATATTATCTTAATATCGAGGGAAGAATTAAAAAACGAGATCTAGAGGGTATTAAAGGATTAGATTGTGATAGATTTCATATAATAGGATCTCAACAGGGGAAAATTTTACACGCAGAAGAGTATTTACAAATAGGAGAAAGAATTATAAACGAAATACCAGGATCCATCCTAATAATAGACTCGTACTCTGCTTTGTGTACTGAGGCGGAAATTACTAGCGATATGGATAAAATGCAAAGAGCAGATGGTGCAAAATTATTAGCTAAATTTTGTAGAAAAGTAGCCAACGTTATTCCTGTAAATAAAAACATAGTCATAGGAATAACACACCTTATGGGTAATCCAACTGGATATGGTGCAGAATTTAAGGAAAAGAGTGGTCAGGCAATAGCGTATCAAACCGATATAAAAATAAGAGCAAAAACATTCAAACCGTGGTCACTCGGCGCCGACGACGCACAAATTGGACAAGAGGTAGATTGGCAAGTTATATGTTCAGCACTAGGACCTCCTGGTGGTGTTGCAAAAAGTTATATAAGGTATGGAGAGGGTATAGACAGGATGACGGAGCTTGTAAATTTGGCTTCTGACGTCGGTGTTATAAATAAAGGGGGAGCATGGTATACCGTTAAAACATCACAGAATACGCAAAAATTTCAAGGTGCTGAAAAAACTAGATTATTTTTGATAGAAAATCCAGAAATAGCAAAGGAAGTCGAAGAATCTGTTAAAAATATACTTGGTATAAAAAAAATATGAATATAGTCAATTTAGATGGGGATATTGTTTCCTGGTCCTTGACAGGTCACATATCGAAGGGTAGAATACAACATAAGTCTTCGTATCATTTGCTAGCAAGGGAACTTTTAGTTGAATTGCACCCAACTCTTCAGATCTTGGAAGAAGTTTCTATTCCCCTTAAAAAGGGAGAAACACTATTTTTAGATTTTTATCTACCCTTGTTAAAAACATGCATTGAGGTTCATGGTGAGCAACATTATAAATTTATTCCGTATTATCATGGAAATATAATGAATTTTTTGAAGAGTCAAAAAAAAGATAAACAGAAAAAAGAATGGTGTGAGAATAATTCTATAAAATATATAGATTTACCACATTATGAGACAGTAGACGATTGGGAATCAAGGTTAAAAAATGATTAATAAAACAGCAAAAGAAGAATTACAATATTGGGATAAAATACTAGATGAATACGAATCATCTATAGGACTATCGGAATATTCTACAAATGTCATAAAAAATGAAGAAATTAATATATATACGTCCATGAATAGGGACGAAATAGAGAAACTTAGCCCAGAGGACTGCGCCCAAATTTCTTATCGTCTTTCTCAATTTGCTTTTTATATTCAAAGAAGTCTAAATAGAGAGATAGCTAGATACAATTGGTCAGATGAAAATATAAAAGATGTGATAGCAGATGAAATCAATAATTATAAAGGATATGGATATATAGAGAAATCTATTCAAGCCATTAAGCATAATGAGAAAGCAACTGCTTTAAACACTATTAAAAAATATGCAAAACAAAGAAGCGATAGATTACAATATCTATCTAATAGTATAAAAAATTTATCCGATGTTATGCTTTCGATACAAAAAAGTAAGGTGAAAAATGGAGCCTAAAGATATATTAAATAATCCAGAACAGATCAAAAATCTCATAGATGTTCTACAGTCTTTGTTGCAAACATCTGAAAAACAAACTAAAGATAACGATAAACACGACATAGATGATTATACTATAAATAATAAAATCAAAACAAAGAATAAAAGAACTAAAAACAATAAATCTATAAACAAATTCGAACAAATGAGCGAATTTGGAATGCATAAAGACGATCTAAAAATAGATGAAAAACTAGCCAAACATCCTCCGGTTGCTAGATTAAGAGAATTCGAACCTATTATTGTTACATGTAGAAAATGCGGCAAAAAAGAAAGCGTAAACCCATCTCTTGTATATGAAGGACCAACCAGATACAAGTGCAACAACTGCTCAACGCAAGCTGGATAAAAAATGATATTATGTGATCCTGCCGCTGAAAGAGCGGTACTATCTGGAATATGCAAATATGGTGAAAATGCATATTTAGACATTGCTGATATATTACAACCGTCAACTTTCACTGTTGATAGCAATATTATGATATTTCAGATATTAAAAGAGATATGTGAAAAAGAACACAGTCCGTCTATAGATATTGCCTCTATATTGTCTGTGAGCCAATCTTTAAATTTTGCCCATATATTATCTCAGAAGAATGAAACACAACATTTAAGAGCCATAATAGATTTCCCAGTAAATCTAGAAAATGTTAGAAAATTTGCTGCAAAAATAAGAAAACTGCAAATAGCAAGACTATTAAGAGATCAGCTCGAAGAAGCAAAAGAGAAACTACTAGATGTAAACGGACAGGAGCCTGTATCGTCAATAATTGGAATAGCAGAAGATAGCATATTTAATTTTTCGTCATTGCTTAACGATACGGACAATAATCCGGTATCTGTATCTAATATAATTGATGATTATATAAATAATATCAAAGAAAACCCTATAGACCAAATAGGGGTGTCAACAGGATTTCATGCTTATGATAATGCCATAGGTGGAGGCTTAAGAAAAGGATCTGTTAGTATTATAGCTGCTAGGCCAAAAACTGGAAAAACTTTATTAGCTGATAATATTGGTTTACATATAGCTAAAAATAATAAATTACCAGTACTTAATATGGATACAGAAATGAGTACTGATGATCATATAAATAGATTATTAGCTATGATGACAGAGATAGAAATAAATAATATAGAGACAGGAAAAGCTTTTGATTCTGCAGATAAATCCAATAGATTAAAAAATGCTCAAAATGAACTAAAACAAATTAAATTATATTACAAGTCTATAGCTGGTAAACCTTTCGAGGAACAATTAGCTATTATGAGAAGATGGCTTGTGAAAGAAGTCGGTCTACACTCAGACGGAACCGCTAAAGACTGCGTTATAGTATACGACTACCTTAAGCTTATGGACAGTCAGGGCATCAGCCAAGACCTTAAGGAATACCAACTCTTAGGATTTATGATGACAAGTTTACATAATTTTGCTGTCAGATATAAGGTTCCTATATTAGGATTTATACAACTTAATAGAGATGGCATAACAAAAGAAACCACCGACACCGCATCCGGATCAGATAGAATCATATGGCTATGTAGTAATTTTACAATATTTAAGCGTAAAAGCGATGAAGAAATAGCCGAAGACGGCCCTAATAATGGAAATAGAAAACTTGTTCCTCTAATTAGTAGACACGGCGGTGGATTAGATGATAACGACTATATAAATTGTCATATGAAGGGATGGTGCGCCAAAATAGAAGAAGGTAAAACAAGATTAGAAACACTTAGCAATAACACAGATAAAGGATTCATAGTCAATAATGAGCAAAGTAATGACGAAGAAATTCCGTTCATATAATCAGCAAGAACTAAAAGCACTATCTGATGAATTATGTGAAGACATCGATAATCTATTGGATAGTTTAGGGATTATAGATTATAAGATTTTAGATCGTATGATAGTAATGAAATGTCCTATACATGGTGGGGATAATAATTCTGCTTGTAATTTATACTATAAAGGAGACTCGTACAGAGGAAATTGGAAATGTCGCACCCATCAGTGTGAGGAAATTTTTAAAGGATCTATAATTGGTTTTATAAGAGGCTGTTTATCTAGGCATAATGGATGGACAGGGAATGGAGACGATATGGTATCATTCAACGATGCCGTAGACTATGCTATAAAATTTACTAAGAAAAAAAATATAGATTTTAAAATAAATAGAAAAGAAGTAGAAAAAAATAATTTTATCAATATTGTGAATAATGTTCAGTCGGAGGTAAAAGATAAATCAAGTGTCAATAGAATATCAAGAAAAGATATTACAAAAAATTTACAGATACCATCAAAATATTTTTTAGGCCGTGGATTTTCCAAAGAGGTACTATTAAAGTATGACATTGGAGAATGTGTTTCACAAGATAAAGAAATGTCTCAGAGGGCAGTTGTACCTGTATATGATAGCTCACATCAATATATGGTTGGTTGTTCTGGACGTAGTTTATTTTCCATTTGTGACAAATGCAAAAGTTATCATGATATAACTAGTAATTGTCCAAATGATGATTATAGGTGGCAATGCTCAAAATGGAAGCATAATAAAGGATTCAAGACCCAGGAACATCTGTATAATCTATGGTATGCTAAAGACTATATACAGCGAAGTAAAAGCATAATCATTGTTGAAAGTCCAGGAAATGTCTGGAGGTTAGAGGAGGCAGGAATACATAATAGTGTCGCTTTATTTGGCTCTGTTCTTCAGGATAAACAAAAATTATTGGTAGATCTATCTGGTGCAATGACAATATATGTATTAATGGATAATGATGAGGCTGGAAAAAAAGCATCAAATAAAATATATGAAAAATGTAATAGAACATATAATGTCTATAATATAGATATCGACCATCCAGATGTTGCAGAAATGACGGTGGACGAAATAAAAGAAATAATCATTCCACAAATTAAAGATAAGTTTTAATGAATACAAAAATTATAGCATTTTCTGGACGAAAACAATCTGGGAAAAGTACTAGTGCTGAATTTACCAAGTCGATCCTAGAAGCTCGTAATATTAGTACCAAAATATATAGTTTTGCAGACCCTCTGAAACAAGATATATGTATTAATATATTGAACTTAACATATGATCAATGTTATGGTAGTGATGAAGATAAAAATAGTCTTACCAATATTTTATGGGAAAATATACCTGGTTATAACGGGTCTTTAAGTGGATATATGACAGCTAGACAAGTTATGGAAGTTTTAGGTACTAGTATTTTTCGTAAAATAAAAAACGATATCTGGGTTAGGGCAACATTAAATACAATAAAAAGAGAAAATTTTGATATTGCTATTATAGCAGATTGTAGGTTTCCTAACGAGGTGGATGACATTATAAATTCGAATGGATTCGTTATAAGATTATGCAGAGATTCATTTCGATCAAATGCCGAAGCTGAAACAGCATTAGATAAACAAAACTATAATTGGTCTAATTTTAATTTGATAATTGATAATAATAATATGGCTATAGAAGAAAAAAATACATATATACAACAATTTTTAATAAATACTGGAATTATATAAATGATTATTACATACTTTAGAAGTTCTTCATATAATGCTCATAATATGTGTGAGCAGCAGTATTTTTTTGAATATGTTCTTGGATGGCGTGGCCTTAGCGGCTTCAAGGCCGTAAAAGGAACAATAATGCATAAGGTATTGGAAATACTAGCTATTATAAAAAAAGCACAACAAAATAATGAACAATATGTTATAGATGATGAGATACTTGGTAAAATAAATACTAGTGAGTATAATCTTAATTCTATTATTGAAAAAGTATATAAGCATTATAGCGATGCTAATTCCCAACATATATGGTCTATAAAAGATTATAAAGAATGCTATAATTGGGTTTATAAAGCTATAGAATTTAATAATGGTATGTTTGATCCTAGAAATTGTCAGATATTACAGCCAGAACAAAAATTTGATTTTATAATAGAAAAACCTTGGGCTAGATATGAATATGTTGTTAATGGTGAAAAAATAGATGGATACCTAGGATTAAAAGGAACCATAGACCTAATAACACAAATAGATGATAAAACCGTAGAAGTTGTTGATTACAAAAGTGGGAAAAGATTAGATTGGGCAACCGGTCAGGAAAAAACACAAGAAAAATTAGAAAAAGATCCACAATTAAGAATATACCATTATGCTGTTAAAAAATTATATCCACATCTAGAAACAGTAATATTTACTATATATTTTGTTAATGATGGAGGTCCATTTTCTATGGTATTTCATGATAGTGATTTAATAGAAACAGAAAATATGCTGCGTAGTAAATTTGAAATTATTAAAAATACAAGAAAACCAAAATTAAACAGAGGGTGGATGTGTAGTAAACTATGTCATTTTGGAAAAACAACTTTTGAGAATACCAGTGTTCAACCATTAGACGAATACAGAGACGGACAGACATGCAGGAAAGGCTCGACAATGACAAAGTGTGAACAGGTAAAACATGATCTTGAACTATACGGAATCGATGCTACAATGAGTATGTATCAGCACCCAAATCATGTTATTGGGTACTACCAAGCACCTGGGTCTACATGAAAGGAGATTTTAAGTATGGGCGTGGAGCATAATTATGTGCCTCTTCACGTCCATTCTTAAGTGAGATCACATTTCTCACTTTTGGATGGGCTAAGTAAACCAGAAAAAATAGCTGATAAATGCTCCGCATTAGGCATGAGGTCGTGCGCCATAACAGACCACGGCAACATAGCTGGTACGGTACAATTTTATCAAAAACTTAAATCTAAAAATATAAAACCTATTTTGGGTTGCGAGCTATATATTTGTAATGATGATCCATTAATTAAAAATAAAGATAACTCCAAACTCAGTCACCTCCTCATTATTGCTAAAAATTTGCAAGGATGGAAAACTCTTATAAAAATAGTTTCGGAATCTAATAGACCAGAATATTTTTATCACAAACCGAGATTAAGTCTAAATAAATTGGCCAATCTTTTAGATAATAATATTATAGGAATATGTGGACACTTGGGATCTACATTAGCAGATATTATCATGGGAGATCAAGATAAATCGATTGTAAATACATTATCTTTTATAGATGGTATGAAAGATATATTCGGAAATGATAATTTTTTTCTAGAAACACAATTATTTGATAAAGATTATTTAAAAGAACAAGAATACCTAACGGAAACAGTCCGAAGAGCAGCTTCTTTAGCAAAAGTCAAAGCAGTATGTACCCCAGATGCACATTATGTGGATTCTGAGGATGCTATCGATCAAAGAATATTATTATGTAATAATTTAAAAACAACATTATCTGATATTAATACTAAACTTTTAAACGATAAAGATGTTCCTATGGAATGTTTCTTTAAAAGCGAGAAGTATTATATACTTTCTCCAGACGAAATGAGGAATATACATACTAAAGAAGAGATAGAAAATACTTTACTTGTGGATAGTATGATAGAAAATTATGATATACTATCACCACCTAAATTACCAAAATTTAATTGTCCACACAATATGGCTCCTGATGAATATCTCAGAGAGCTATGTCGCAAAGGATGGAAAGATAGAATAGCAAATAGTATTTCAAAAGAGGACCAGGCAAAATATGTTAATAGAATAAAAGACGAATTAGATATTTTACAAGGGGCCGGGCTTAGTAGTTACTTTCTTATTGTTCAGGATATAGTTAACTATGTCAGGAGTAGTAACTGGCTTCCTGGACCAGGAAGAGGAAGTTGTGCTGGGTGTCTAGTGTCCTATCTAGTTGGCATTACGGATATTGATCCTATTAAATATAATTTATTATTTGAAAGATTCTATAATAGTGGAAGAAATACAAAAGATAGAGTATCTATGCCAGATATAGATATGGACGTTCCTATTGACAAAAGAGAGCATGTCTTAGAATATATAAAAAATAAATATGGTATTAGTAAAGTCTCACAAATGATTACTTTTAATACCATGAAGGGTCGGGGTGCATTAAAAGATGTTCTAAGAGTATATGGCAATATAAGTTTCGATGAAATGAATCGTATTACTAAATTTATACCAGACGAAGCGAAGATTGCCGATGAGCTGCAAGAAATGAAAGAAGATACTGGAGAAGCATCTATTATACGATGGGCATTAGAAAATAATATTGACAAGCTCAAGGAATGGTGCTATATATCTGATGATGGATCGCTAGCTGGTCCGTTATCAAAAAGATTTGAACAAGCCATAAGACTGGAAGGTACTAAATCTAATCAGAGTAAACATGCTGCTGGTGTAATTATAGGAACGGAAGATCTATCAACTTTGTGTCCTATGGTTTATGATAATAGAAATGAACAGCTTATAGCAGGCATGGAGATGAATGATCTAGAAAGCTTGGGATTAATTAAGTTTGATGTTTTGGGTATAGCTTATTTAGATAAAATTATGTGTGTATCAGAATATTTAAAAAATGGAGAATTATAAAATGTTAACAAAAACTCTAGATCAAGTGGCTGTTAATGAAAAATTTGTAGTTAATGGCATAGAATATATAAAAGCAGAAGAGGTTAGAGTTAGTTGTTGCAGAAGTACAAACTGTTATGTCTCTGCGGATTCTAACCAAAAAACATTTTTCCCAGGTAATACTGTAGTGGAGACCAATGGCTAATTTACAAAAAATTTGTGTTTTCGATTTAGAAACAGACGGCGTAAACCCTGATGTTTGCAGTCCAGTCCAGATAGCTGCTCTAATTATAGATCCATATAAATTAGAGATTATAAAAGATTCAGAATTTAATATTAATATTAAACCATATATGTTGGAGGAGAATCCATTATATATCTATGATGATAGTGACGTTCTGGATTTTCATGCAAAAGTAAGGGGATGCGATAAGTCTAAGATATTAGATGATTGGAAATCATATCAGCCTCAAGACAATGGATGGAAAATGTTTATATCCTATTTGGAGAAGTACCACACTAGATCTGATAAAAAGTCCTGTTTTACCGCTCCTATAGCAGCAGGGTATAATATAAATAGGTTCGATCTTAGAATTATAGAAAAATTGAGTTTAAAATATAATAATCTAAATAAAGAAGGAAGATCATCTATCTTCTATCCAAGGGATGTTATAGATCTCATGAATATTATTTTTTATTGGTTCGAAGGTAATAATGAGCTTAAAAATTATACACTAGATAATGTCAGAGAGTATCTAGGTATAAACACTGCTGGATCACACGATGCTATGAATGACGTAAGGGCAACAGCCGATATACTAATAAGATTCATGAAATTACACAGAAATTTATCAAATAAAGTTAAATTTAAAAAAGCTTTTACGAACTAAGCTAAAATAGTAAGCATATTATATATGGATAAGTATTATCGTTTTGATTGTGGGTGTCAGTTTAAAATTCTAGACTCAGATGATAAGAATGGTCTTAAAATAGAATTTAATGGCAAAATACCAGACACGACCCTTGATTGTTTAAAAACATGGGATATGATAGCAGACGGTAATACGAAAGGGGTATTTCAATTAGAATCTAGACTAGGATCTAGTATGGCCCGAAAGCTTAAACCAGAAAATATAGAGCAACTTTCTGCATTAATAAGCATAATGAGGCCAGGATCATTAGAAGCATACAGGGATGGAAAGAGTGTTAGTCATCACTATATAGATAGGAAAAACCAAGAAGAGAGCGTTGATTACTTTCATCCTTCATTGAAGCCATTATTAGAGTCAACATATGGAGAGATGATTTATCAGGAACAGGCTATGCAAATTACACAAGCTATTGCTGGATTTGATTTGCAAGAAGCGGATATGTTAAGAAAAGCCATCGGAAAAAAGAAGCCAGAAGAGATGGCAAAGATAAAAATCAAATTCAAAGACGGGGCTAAAAAATTGGGGATAGTTAGCGAAGAAGAGGCCGAAGAAATCTTTGGATGGGTAGAAAAATCACAAAGATATAGTTTTAATTTATCCCATGCTGTTTCTTATGCTATGAACGCATATTCCTCAGCATATGCAAAGGCGCATTTTCCAAAAGCATTTTTTGCGTCTTATCTGAAATTTGCGAAAGATAAAATGGATCCGCAGAAAGAGATAAAAGAGCTTATAAGAAATGCAACAGAAATGGAGATATCGGTATCTGTTCCAGATTTAAGAAAACTTAATAAGCATTTTTCTATATATGATAATAAAATTTATTTTGGATTAACCGATATCAAAGGCGTTGGTTACTCTGTTTTTGAAAAAATAATACAATTATCTGAAAATATAGATCTTAAAAATATTACATGGCAAACATTATTAGTTAAGCTATTAACTAAAATTAATTCCACAGCAGTAAAAGCATTGATATCTTGCGGCGCTATTGATTATTATGGAATTTCAAGAACAAAAATGTTATTTGAGTACGATATTATTTCTGAATTAACCCAAAGAGAAATTGAATTATTGGATACTAGTACTAACTCTATTAATGAATCACTATATAAACTTTATAATTCAAGCAAGATAAATACCAAAAGAAGAAATAGCATAAATAATCTAATGAGTCTTTATGACCATCCTCCTTACTCATTAACAGATAAAATAGAGTGGCTATCTGATACAGAAAATTCTTTGCTTGGAGCATCAATAACATGCTTTAAGATAGACTCATATGATGTTAGCATGACTAATTGCGATTGTAAAGATTTTAAAAGAACAAATTTGTCTAAAAATATTATTATAGCTGGTGAAATCAGCTCTATTAATTTTACAAAAACAAAAAATGGAAAAAATCCTGGATCAGAAATGGCCTTTATTACTATTGAGGATCAGATAGCAAGCCTTGACTCTGTAGTAGTTTTTCCAGAGCAATTATCTAAATATAGAAATTACCTATTCGAAGGAAATGTTCTAATATTTGTAGGAAATAAAAACAACAAAAAAGATTCTTTCATTGTTGAAAAATGTTATATACCAAAGTCTTGACAGTCGTTGTGATTTTTGTATTATAGGGTAGGTTCGGTTTGATTTTGATATTTTAAACTTTTAGGAGATTCATATAAATGAATATTACATTATTGAAGGGTAATCTTGCTAGAGATCCAGAACTCAGGGTTGTTAATCCAAATGGTAAGCAAACTAGTGTTGTAAATTTTACTATAGCTGTAAATAGAGACTATATTAAAACCAATGGAGAAAAGGATAGGATTACATCCTTTATCAACTGCGAAGCATGGGATAGCGGAGCAGAAACCATAGCGGAGTCCCTTAAAAAAGGAGATTTGGTTATGATCGAAGGCTCTCTAAGAAATGATTCTTGGGAGAAGGATGGGGTTAAGCATAGTAGCCTTAAGGTTAGGGTAAATAATTTTTCTAAGATTACAAAGCTTAGTAGGAACAAGACAGAAGAAACCGAATCGGTTGCCTTTTAAGAATCATAAAATAAGCAATCTATAAGAATACTGGGGGTTAATAGCCCCCTTATTCTATTTTTATGAAAAAATCTAAATTAAAAATTCTCATGTGTTCAGAAGCCAGTTTTATTAATTCTGGTTTCGGTAAGTACGCTTATGAATTTTTGTCTAGACTTCATAAAACCAATAAATATGTTATAGCCGAATTCGCATCATATGGATATGTAAATGATCCTAGAGATAAAAAAATAGATTGGATATATTATGCTAATGCTGTTAGAGATGGAGACCCTAGATTTAGAGAATATAATTCTAGAACAGATAATCAGTTTGGAAGATGGAGATTCGAAAAAGTACTATTAGATTTTAAGCCCGATGTTGTTGTAGACGTAAGAGATTATTGGATGACTAACTATCAACCAATTTCTCCATTAAGACCATATTTTCATCATATACTCATGCCAACAGTTGATTCAGCGCCACAACAGCATGAATGGGTGGATAATTTTTTATCAACCGATGCGATTTTTACATATAGCGATTGGGGAGCAGAAGTTCTTAAAGCTCAAACTAATAATAAAATAAATTATATCGCCACGGCCACACCTGGAGTAAATCTGGATATCTTCTATATAAAAAATAAAATAGATATGAAAAAATTTCTTAATATAGATCCGAATTCTTTTATTATAGGTTCTGTTATGAGAAATCAAAAGCGTAAACTTATTCCAGAATTATTCTTATCTATTAAAAAATTACTATCATATTTAAAAAATAATGGATATAAAAAAAATGTATATCTATATTTACATACTACATACCCAGATATGGGATGGGATATTCCAGAATTATTGAATGACTATGGAATATCTAATAATGTGCTTTTTACATATTTATGTAAGCAGTGTGGGCACATTGAAGCTCGTACATTTTGTGGCCCCCAAAAGGTTTGTGAAAAATGTACAAATAAATCTTCAGCATTTCCTTCGGTGTCTAATGGAGTATCAGAGGAGAGACTGAGCGATATTTATAACACATTTGATCTTTATGTACAATATTCTATTTGTGAAGGATTGGGTATTCCTCAAGTGGAAGCTGGGGCATGTGGTATTCCTATAGCAACAGTAAATTATAGTGCTATGATGGATATCATAAATAAATTAAATGCTACTCCTATTAAGATACAAAGCTATTTTACAGAACTAGAAACTAAAGCTGTGAGGGTCTATCCTGATAATGATGATCTCGTTAGGATTATACTAGATGAAATAGCCAAGCCAGATCCAATAAGGGATAGTGAACGACATAAAGTCAGAGAGCTTACAGAAAAACATTATAGTTGGAATAAAATAATTAAAATATGGGAAAACTATTTTGATAATTTAGAATTTAGATCCGATTGGAGTACTCGGTTGCCCATATATAAAAATATAGATGGAAATATAGATAACAATAAAACAAATATAGACCGTCTAATAAATATCTGTAATAATAATTTAAAAAATACCGATCTATTATCGTCTACTAGATTTTTACAAATGTTACAAAATTCAGATTATGGATTCGCTACTGCTGGGCCAACTCAGATTGTAGAATATTCGATTAATAATTTATACGACCATATTAATAATATTATAGATAATAATAATAAATCTGAAGAAGCTAGGAGACACAATCAAATATTTCAAGAAGATTTTATACAATACGCGCACTTAAAAAATAATATATGAATATACTTTATATAGGACCATATAGAATCAATCATAGTATAGGTTACGAATCTCTAAATATTTTATTAGATATAAGTAGCGATACCAGTAGCACTACTGTTTCTAGGCCAATATTTGCCATAGAGAATAAACAATCAGAGTTAAGTAATATCAACAATATATTATTTACTTTAGAGAATAAACTATTACAAAAAACAGATCTACTAGTACAACACTTAGATATAGATAGTATGCAGTATAATTCTAAATTTTCAAAACATATTTTTATACCAATAATTCATAAAACCAACATACCAACAAATACGCAAAAAGAAAAATTTAAATTTTTAAGCACAAAAGGATTATTTCTTTATAAAAACAATATAGAAAAATCTATACTAGATAGTATACATATACATAATAAAGAATCTATTGACATAGAGATAGACGATAATTTAGCCTATAAATCTAAAGATTTTTTTAATTTAGGCATATATAATATATATAAAAAATACTACTCAATAGTAGAAGCCGCAGCAGATAGAGAGAATATAGAAAATCTAATTATTAATTTTATTCAATGCTTCCATAAAGAAAACAACTGCCTAATTCTTTTTGTCCAAAATATGGATAAGTCCAATAATGATCATTATGTATCATTTATAAAAAATATATATAATAATTTAAACATATCATATAATATTAATAAAATTATATTAATTCCAATAGAACTAAATATAAAAAATATTGGCATTATCCACAATACTGGTAATATCTATATAGATATAAATCAAGACATCAATAGATGCTATGCTATAAAATATAAAAAACCTATCATAGAAAATTCATCAGATATCAAAATCACTTATACTGGCACAAGATTAAATAATATAAGTAAACTATACCATACTGATCAAATAGATTTACTATCAGATAGATATATATCATCATACAATACGTCCATAAAAAAAATTATTAATAATTATGTTTAGCAAAATAGCGGTTTCTAATTCAATATATAGAACTATTTCTCGACTAGAGTTTAGTAATATTTTATCTATCACTAAATCTAAGAGCTTATTCAATTCATTTATTTTTAAGGATAATGATTATATAAATATAATACAAGAGCCGAATCAACCGTTTGATGCTTTTTTACACGACGATCCTTTAATTGTATCTGAAAAAATAATAGACCTATATTATACATATAATGTTCCTCTTATAGTTTTTTTTCATAAAAAACCAAGACATGATCTTAAAAAAGAAGATAAATACTTGCTTTCTAAAAAACTAGAAAGTAGCTATAAAATATTTTTTTCTGAAGATATTAAGCAATCATGGGCTCAATCCGATAATCTTTCCTTTTTATTAAGGTACGGGTTTCCAGCTATGGATACTGACTATTCTAATAGGCAAAAAAATATTATTATATTAAATTTGAACAAAAATCCAGTTATAAATAGCATATACGAATATATTAATAATTATTTTAGAGACTGCGATATGTTATCGGAGATAGACCATAACATACCAAATATAGTATCTCAGTACAAAATAGCCATATCTATTGACGACATATATGATACATTGTTCTGCGCTGCTTGTGGGTGCTCAGTATTGACTCCTGAGATATATAATAATTCTTTAACTAGTGTCTATACTATTACAGACTATAATAATATTATTACGCAAATTAATAATATCAATAATGACGATATTAGTATAAAAAATATTAAAGACACACAAAATTTTATTAAATTAAACTATGATAGCATAGATTTATTTTATAAAGCATTTAACAGCAATATACTTAACAACCTTAAATATAGAATACCTAATTTATGAATCGTAATATCTCAATTATCATTGATCCATCTCAAGAAAAAAATGATTATATACATATCAATAATATATCATCTATAATTAATTATTCCTGTGATTCTATAATAATAAATTGTTTAGAGTATCTTATGGAGAAAGATCATAATATTATTATAAAAATGCTACTTGATAAGCTCAGACCCTATGGTAAATTAATTATAAGTATTAATAATGCTCATAATATAGCTCAGAATTTTATTAATAGAAGTATATCTAATAATGATTTTTTGAAATTCTTTTCTAATAAACAAAGTTTATTATCTTTGGAGTCATTATATTCATATATAGACTTTAATTATTTTGAACTTATAAATTTAGATATAAATGAACAATTTTATATTATAACCTTAGAGAAAAAAAATGAACAACACACTATGTAAAAAATGTATATTTGCAGAATCTATGGATAGCGACAATCCATGCTCTTTCGATATACCTAGTATAATACAAAAAAGTGGCAGATTAGAGAACGAGGATGGTTTTTATAAAATTAATAACTATACATGTAGATATGGCTTTAGCAAAGAGATATACGAAAAAAATATTGATAAATTTTCAAATATTGATATGATCGAGTATGTTAAAACACAAAATATAGTTAAATATTCTATGATACTATTGATTAGTAATACCTCTTATAATAGCGAAATTATTAAAAAAATATCCACAATATCCATATTGCCTGAATACATAACAATAATTTGTTATCAAGACGGAGGATTAATTCAGCACGATATGCTCAGATATAACCCTGCAATAAAATATAAAATCCATAATTTTCTAGAGACTGTTTCTTATGAAAAAGCAATCCATATCGCACTAGAAACTAATAAGAATAAATTAAGTAATCTTATATGGATTATAAAGGATACTAGTGTTTCTACATACATAGAGAATGATAGTATACAAAATATAAATTATCTCATCAATGTCATGCAGAATCCTGCGTTTTATTATAAATCTTCAAAATTAAATTCTCAATTAGATGGTGTTTTTATTAATACTGATAATTATGACACATTATCTAGTAATATCGAATATAAAATATATGATGATGAAAAAATTATAACGGAATTTTATGATTGATATATTATTAATATGCCCAGAAATTACAAAAGGCATGAAGTCCATAGGATCAAAATGTTTATTACAGCTCAAAAAAAATATGACCCTAGTAGAATATCAAATAATTCAATTACAAAAAATTAAATCTTCTAGAATAACAATTAATATAGGATTCGATTCTGAAAAAATTATTAGTATATTACAAAAATATAAAAAAATAAACTATACTATTAATAGTAACTATAATAACACTAATCATGGAACTAATTTAATATCATATATAAAAAAATATAGTCCTAAAAATTTATTGGTTTTTAGTAGTGGCGTATTGATTAAAAATGATATTATTGATAAAAAATTTTTGACTGATAAAAATAAAATTTTTGTCCTGAATAAGACAAAACAAAATTTTAATCTAGGATGTTGCAACACAGAGAATATCGAGTATATCTTTTATGATATGCCTGAACCTTGGTCGGAGATAGTTTTTTTAAATACAGAAGCTATTGAATTACTTTTATCATATAATGAAGACTATTTCAATCAGATGTATTTATTTGAAATTATAAATTTTTTATTAAAACATAATATAGAGTTTGATAAGATATATCTAAATAAAACAGATTTAATGAAAATAGAAAATATAAAAGATTTACAGACAGCGAAGTTATTTATATGAAAAAAATACTAGTCCAATATATAGATGATAAGTTTATTAATAATATTAAACTATCTGATACAAATTTTTGTGAGAAAATAATTATTGATACAAAAAATAGACTATATCAGATATATTATGAGTATGGTTTTACAGATATTATCTTTATAGACTCTCTTCTTGGAGATGAAGAAAAACAATTTATTAATGAATTTGGAAATAATATAAATATTTATATTTATCAAAACACAAAATCTAACAACTATATTCATACTAATACTAAATTATTAAAGGGTATTTTATCTAAAATAAGAAACGATAATTCTAATTATAGAACTATACACATATCTAAATTAGTTAATTATGATATCTTTTTTATGGATAAAACTCAGACAAAACAGAATACTATTATTTCGTTTCTTGATAATATAGAGTCATTGCCAAAAGAATTAAACGAATATTTATATCCTAATTCTACATTACCTATAAAATTATTTAATAACTCTTCAATAATACATCCTCAAAATCTTGGACTATTATCAGAAATAGATAAAGCCTCAATATTACAGCAGAGCAAATACTATCTGGTATTAGACGGGTCGGAAGATTATATACCGGAAGCATGGTCTTGCGGATGCTCGGTATTATGTTATGAGGACTTAACTAGTTTAATACCAACAAAATATAAACACTCAGAAAATTTTAGATCATATTCTAATTTTTTAAAGGAATTATTTCGTGATAAAAAATAATCTTGGCTTTCTATTGCCATACATAGATAATACTGCAGAATATAATATTATATTTCAAAATATATCTAAACTAATAAAACATAATATATATACAAATATAGTGATCTTTAATAGTAGATGTGATAAAGTATCTACCGATAATATCCCAATACTACATATAAATCATGCTAAATTTTTTAAAGGAGATTTATTTCTTTTTGACATATCAGGATTAATATTGACTAAACAATTCACTAATATTAATAAAAAATTACTCTATTGCAATGATATGCCATGGATAAAAATTAGAAATAATAATTACAGAGAATGGGAAAATCTATACTGTTCTAATACTATCGATTTTATTGTTACGAATAAATATTTATATGACATATATTCATTATCTTGGAAAGAGCCTATAGGAATAATGGAGAGTTTTGATTATGAAAAAATCCAAAAATTATTATGATAATTTATCAGATATTGATAAAAAAGACTTAATTATCAAAATGTATACTAATGAAAATAAAAGTTTCGCAGATATAGCCGCTGAGATCAACACATACTCTAATAAGGTTAGAAGAGATGCTATTAAATTTAATATAAAAATAAGAGATAAAAGCGAAGCCCAAAAGAATGCTTTAAAAACCGGCAAACACTCTCATCCAACTAAGGGTAAGCAAAGACCAGATGATATTAAAGAAAAAATTGGACTGAGTGTTATGAATTCGTGGGAGAACTTGGATGATAATGAAATCAAAAAGAGAAAACTTAAAGCTAAACAGAATTGGGATAATTTAGATGATAGTGTCAAAAAAAATATACTAAAATCTGCCAATAATGCAGTTAGAGAAACCAGCAAAACAGGATCCAAACTAGAAAAATATATACATAAAAAATTATTAGCCGATGGCTATAAAGTAGAATTTCATAAAGAGCAAACACTGGTAAATACACGATTGCAGATAGATCTGTTTTTACCTACTATAAGTTTGGCAATAGAAATTGATGGACCGTCACATTTCTCTCCAGTCTGGGGAGAAAAATCATTAAATAGAAATAGAAACTATGATTCAAAAAAAGAAGGACTAATTCTAGGAAAAGGATGGAGTATAATTCGTGTTACACAGAAAAAAGACTATTCTGAGTCACGAGCATCTCTGGTTTACAATAAACTAGCATTCACAATAAAAAATAATTATAAATTAATACAAGCAGGCCAGCAAAAATTCACCATAGAGGACTAATATGAATAAGAAGGAAAAGATGAAAAATAATGAAACGATGGAAGAATTAAATAGTAATAATCCTGCTCCTAAGATATCGGATTTAAATTGGACCGATTATGTATTAAGCTTGCTATCTGATGACGAAAAAATTGCAGGAAACCCAACAACTGATGGCCTTAGAAGAATATTCGAAATTGCTCTTAATTGTAGATTAATATCATCAACTAGTAATGTTGCCCAATCGCCGGATCCTAATAACGAAAAAAGAGCAACGGTGGTCCATTCTTTGACCTATATTTTAAATAATGACCATACTAGTCAGCATTCCAATGATTTAAATATCGTGTCTGTGGATGGCGCTGCAGATGTTTATTGGGGCAATTGTGATAAGGTATACAGAAACCATCCAGTGGCTGTAGCCGAAACAAGAGCCGAAGGCAGGGCTCTTAGAAGAGCATTAAGACTAAGAAAAGTAGTTGCCGCTGAAGAAATAGCAAAAGACATAGACGATCACCCCGATCAAAATAGTGTTAACAAAATTAGTAATCAACAAATTAATTTTATAGACGTATTAGCTCAAAGACTTAATATTAATGTTAATAAATTATTAGAAAAACATAATATAAAAAATGATAATATTTATGCATTGACACACGAATCTGCTGTTGATATAATAAGAATGTTATCTAAATATCAACAAAATATATCTGAAATTTCAGAAAATATTATGGGTTATTCTAATGAATGGAAATAATATATGAAAGTTATTTATACGGCTAATGACAAATTGCAATTTGAGCTTGAGGCCAGCGGACAAAAAGAGATTTTCAAAGAACTTGCTTTGATACAAGAAATATTTAGCGAAGCCAAATGTGGGATATGTAGCAGCACCAATATAAAATTTGTTGTTCGTAATGTTGACGGCAATGATTACTACGAACTAAGATGTATGGATTGTGGTGCTATATTAGCATTTGGTCAACATAAAAAAGGCGGAACTCTATTTCCAAAAAGAAAAGATGATAGTGGAAATTATTTACCACATCATGGTTGGCATAAATGGTCAAAAGAGAAAGAATAATCACCACCTATTATCTGGACAAGTTTCGCTCTTCCAACTTAATTTACTTATATAATTCTTTGATCTATTTATTGGACAGCCGCATTGCAAACATGAATTATTTTTAAAATATTCACAAGATTGACAAATGCTAAATCTTCTTTTTATCTCATCGTCAGCGGCTAATACCAGACCATTACCGATATGCTTATAGATGCTAATAGATAGATTTTTTATCTTATCTATGACTCCTGGTTCGTTGTACGATATATTACCACTACAAGGAAAAACAGGTGCCTCATTGTCTGTAGATATAACTATATTACAGTTTCTACACTTATATAAATTTGTATCAATATAAATAAAATCGCAAAACATAATACACACGAACCTACTTTGTAAAATACTCATATGGTATCAACTCAAAATCGTATAAACTTCTTAGTTGACTAGACTTATTTTCTATACCATCTATACTTCCAAAAAAAGTTCTAAATATCATTTCATTTAATAGATTAAAAAATTCAGGATTAGTTGCATATTCAAGATTTTCATTTGATGGATTTTTTTGTATACATTTCCACTGATAGAAATTATTTATCAAACTTTCTGTTCGTCCGACTCCAAATATATCATTTGGTGCTATCGGTGGGTCTTGTAGGGGTTTATATGAATTTTTTTCGCCATATCTAAGAACTTCCCCTATAGCATCTATACCTCTTAGTAATCTGGGAACTTTACGAAATTGCACCTGTATAGTTTTTATGTCATCAAGATTGAATATATTATATACACGAGTTAATCGTTTTGTTGATCCTGTTCCATCTAGTAAGCCCCCATATATATCATTAGAGAAATCATTTTTAATTGTTCCGTTATTTACTAGGTCTTGAACAGCAAGGGTAGTAGCGTTTGTTGTCGATCCGGTCCGAACCGCAAGTTCAGTTTTTGTTATAGCAATATCATATTTTTCTATAGCTGTGACAAGCATTTCTACGTTTTGGTAAGCGGTATTTTGTGCTTCGTCATTAATTCTGAATTTTCTCACAAGAGTTTGCTCGCCCCATCCTGCTATAATATTCGCTTTTTTATCTTCCCATTCTTTTTTCTTTTTTTCAATTAATTCTTTACTAATCGTATATTCTGATAAAAACCCACCCCCCACTACGGTACTTGCCTTTATAGAAAAAATATTATTATTATTTTTTATAGCATCATTTATAGCGTCATTGTCTTCTTTAAATTTCTTACCATTGAACTTTAAAGGGTCGGGACATATATTATTTGGTTCGAAACTTTTTATACCTCCAAAATTACTAAAGAGAGGATTTGTATTTTCACACTGATACTCCACAGATTTTAATACTTTTGGTCTCATTTCTTCAGCTATTGAACATGATTGTTTTGGGTCTATATTAATCCAATAGTAATTACTAGATATATTTTCATATGATATAGAAATTGAATTATCTAAATTTCCACTGACAATTGCCTTTTGGTCGGGAATCACACCTGTTATGCCAGTGTGATATATCTGTTTTATTTGACTATGAGCATAGCCGTATCTTATATCTCCACCACTACCGTATATATCGTATTTATTAAACAATTTTACTGTTGAGTCAGCTAAAGATAAAGATATATTAGTATAATTATCATATACAATTTTTCCACTAGCAGCTAATATATTATTATTTAGATTATCTTTTGTTGTATATATAGCAGCATGTGTATCCATTTTGCTATTTATAAGCTGTAGTATATCATTTTTTTCATGGTATAATTTTTGTAATTTATTGTATGCTTTGGTTCTATAGCAAGTATCGCCAGAGCACCCACTAGGATCAACAATATTATCATAATATTTTTGTATATAATATATAGAATTGCTATTCAAAATCGCACTATCAACTGCTGCATAATTAGTAATACCATTAGTTAAAATCAAGGTTTCTAAATTATCATCTTTAGTTTTATTTAAAACAGACAATCGATTTAATAATAGATCCACCTTAGACTGTTCAATATTTTCAATTGTTGGAGTATATGTATAATTATCTTCTATAGTAATATCTGCATTTGTATTTCTATATAATTTATTAATAACACTAAGATCCGTAAAACCATTTGGTGGATCAATTTTCATATATATCATATTATATTTGTTGTTATAGCTATATGTCCTATAATCTTTTAGTTTATCTCCATAATATACAACTTCACCAGATGGTAGCATATTAATGATTTTAGATAAAACAAATTGGCTTGTATCTACTGGGTCTCCACTAACTGGTATATGATAAAAATTATTATCTACTATAGAATTTATACTATTGTCGTAGTATACCGGATATGCCGTAAAAGATGTATTTATTTTTATTCCTACGCCAGATTCGACGGATGTTGGCGCCATAGCCTCATAAGCCACCCCGCTAGGCAATGTGACTGTTAATTCATTAAAGTAATATTTATCGTTTATATAATTATTTAATATATTATATATTGGCTCTATATTATTAACTTTAACTTTTCTTGATAAAATATTTTTATTTTTATAAGGAGACCCATCACCATACGAGCCAAGGCTGTTTAAAGAAAATGTGAAATCTGCTATAGTATCATTTGGTGGCTGATCGCTAACTAGACCATATTCTGATATTGGAGATATTTGCTCCTCGTATTGAGACGATTCATTAGAACCACATATAGCAACAACATCATCCGGTAAATATATTTCTGAATATACTCCACTACCAGGATTTACTGGTACCAAACCGGATAATGGTAAATCAAGACCGAGAACGGTTTGATATCTACCATTTTTATATACTAAAGCTTTTGATAGAACCTTAATTTTTGATGGTAAATCTAATGAGCCATTTTTTAATACTGGTTCTGTTGATGACAATGGTGGTGTTTTTGTACTAGTATCAAAAGAAATCATATCACCAATTTTTATCAGACTATATGGTATTGTATGATCGATTAGAATTGACTCTTTATTATTTTTTATATGAGAAAAAATATCAACACTATGAATAAATTTGTTGTAATTTATAAGCTCATCAACATCAATAAAATTAAAATCTGTATATTTAATACTATTCAAATCAGAATATAATTTATCATCTTCTGCTGATAATACTGTGCCCCTAGGTATTGCCTTATTCCTAATATATGGTATAAATAAATCATCAATAATATTATTTTTATTTAATACAACACTAAATGAAAATCTAAATAATTTACTATTATTTTTTATAAGACTATAGTGTTTTAGTGGCATTGATGGAGTATTAGATAATTTAAAAATACTGGCTTCCATTTTATACCAAAAAATACCATCTTTGCTAACATTTATTAAAATTTTATCAGAATTACCAAATGGATAAGAGTCATAACCTATATCAAATATGTCTCTTTGGACTGACTCCAGTACTGGAATTTTTTTAATTTCGCCGAGATATGCTATCAATTCTTGAAAACCAGTATCGTACCCAACACCCAGACCAGCCGCTACTGTTCCGACTAAAGTTCCTCCTCCAGCCGCTCCAACAGCCGCAATGCTTGCTATAATTGATGTTATGGCCTCGGTCGGAAATCTTGGGACACTGAACGGCTTACTCTTACCAAAAAGATCCTCAATAGCATACTCACATATATTATAATCCTGAAAAAATACTGATGGAGCATTCATATTTACTAATGGTAATAAAAACTTCTCATCTTTTAAATCTGCTATAAAACTGTATCCTGGATATTTTGGATTTTGTCCATACTCTATCAAGCTAATGGCATCTGTGCCACCATAATTAGATAATGGGCTAACTTGTCTTACTATTGGTTTTTTAGCATCCTCGGTATGTAAAATTAATTCCCAGCTACATAAATGATTGAATATATTAGAGCAGTTTAATTTATTTTCAACACTAGATATATTTGTATATAAGTCTGTATTATTAATATTGTCTAATGGTCTCATCTCATCTTCTTCTTCTAATATGGCTATGTGAAGAATAAATTTTGTTGATGAGTTTATATCAGGATGCAAATATGAGCAACCTTCTCTGGGTATTTTTTCTGCTGATCTAAATAATTCTATATCTCTAAATTTATTAAATGTATTATTATTAATAAGTAAATTATTAAATTTTATTAAATTACTATATGTAGTATTAGTATATGTATTATATATTCCGGATCCAACATTTTTTGTTGGAGTAATACTTGCATTATTATGTATAATATACTGGTCACTATCAATTAATCCTGAAGAAAACATATTATTATCAAATAATACATTATGTTTGCTGGCAGTATCGGTGAATTTTATACTGAAGTTATAGTCTTTATTTTGTATTGTTTCTTGATTTAAAAGATATAATATTAAATTGTCACCAGAATTATCTGCCGAGTTCATATCTGTTAAATCTTTAATATAATTTTTTATACCACTATTATTTATTGGTATATCGTCAGATATTGTGTATTCTTTTTGCTGCGCATCAGGTAATAATTTATATGTATCCGGAGATATAAATTGGTCAACAAAGATATTTTCTGCTTTGATTTGTTTTGGTATTTTAAGTCTAGGGGCGCGGGCATTATCTTCGTTTCCGCCAACTTCTTTTAATTGTATTTCTCCCTTTTCATATGATCCATATTCTATTTCTAACCATATCATTAAATTTTTAGTATTAACATAATTTAAGAAATTTAATTGAATTTCTATATCTTTAATTTTTAAATTATTAATTCTTGGATTTCTTAATCCTATTGGAGAACCATTTGATTCTATATAGTCTCTTATTACTTTACCGTCTCCTTCTGATCCTGGCTTAATGTTATTTGTTACATATGAATTAATAGCTTCTTGATCTTCTTTCGATATATTTATTGCATTACTTGGGCCTATAACATTAAAACTATATATAAACTTATTTTCGTTTTCAAAAGCAGAAGTATTGAACTCATCATTCTGGGGAGATATTATACTAGATGCATTCAATTCTGGTAATTTTGGTATGCCTCCTCCAAGAACCCTATATCCATGATGATACTGATTAGCTGCTCCAATATATTGGTCGGTTAATTCTTTTAAAACAGGATTGGCTATATTATATTGACCATTTATATCTGCTATATTATTTCTATTTCTTTCAGCAGCGCCAGGAATTCTTATATCCTCGGGACAGTATTGATCTGTTCCAAGATTCCATGTTATGTCTCTATTTATATCCAGCTCTATAACACTGCTAAAGATATGTGGAGCTATTCCCGTTGTTGTTGTGTAATTTCTAAGATCAAGAATTCCTGGCCCTGCAAAAGTATAACTTTTTCTAGCACCAGGATTAAATTTTAATACACTACTTAGATTACCAGTATTTTCAACAATCCACCCACTATTTGGATAAAAAGACCCTTTTGTAAAAGTAATGCCACTACCAGAAGGCATAATATTTTCTTGATAACAAATTTTATAATTTCTAATTTTATCATCTAATGAAGTAAAATCGTCTTTATAATTTAATTGATATCCTGTTACGCTTGGAAGTGTTTTTGGAGATGATGCAATAATACCAGTATTTTCATTAGTTAAATCTGGGGTAAATCCTAAAAATTTTCTTAAAATTCCTGTGTTTTTGGCAATAGAGTTTAATATTTTATTTCCATATCCACCGCATCCTTTTACGGGTGGGGCTATGTCTGTGCTTATTATCGGATAGTCGTATTGCTCTAGAGTGTCAGCTCTTTTAAATCCATTATTTTCATAAATATATCTTTCTAAATTAAACCCATCTAAGTTTTTATTCGATCTTATATAGAATGGCCTTCCTTCTCCTAGTCCTCCAATAAAAGATTTTAATTTTGGATTATAAAGGCTATAGCATTGTGAACATTCTTCGCTTTCATTTCTTATATTTTTTAATAAGATTCTATCTAATTTTATGATTGTATTATTACAACTATATTCTATAGCTAATGAAGAATCTTTAGTA